ATGATGAAGAATTATTTTTGCAATATATATATATTTAAATAAAAATAAAGGAAGTCATCTGTTACTTCCTTTATTTTTATTTCTTTAATTTTATATTTATAAGCTTTCGTAATCCAAATACTCCTGCTAAAACAATAGCGACAGATCCTATATAGAGTTCTGGATTTGCATTGTTTGACAATGAATTAATAGAAAGAGGAAATTCATACTTTCTAGATGTCCCGGCAGCTAAATCCATAGTTGTATATTCTTTATCATTAACATAAACGGTACCTTTTAGTATGTTATCACCTTCATTAAATGATTGTTTGCTTAAATCCTGATCCTGTATTTTTATTTCAGAAGATACTGAATTTTCTTGACCTTTAGGAACATCATAATCGATATCTTTTGAAGCCAAGACAGGTATTGTAAGATTATTAGTTATTTTGTACTGAGAAACTTCATCACCTTTTTTATAAAGATGAATTAAAGAATAATTATCAAAACCATAATTTAAGACTGCTTGCATATCATGAAAGTTTTGATCTTTATCAAGTGCATTTAAAAATGAAGCGATAAGAACATGTCCATTCTTTTCTGCAGCAGCTACGTAAGTATGATTTGATTTTGTTGTATAGCCATTTTTGCCGCAAAGAGCAAAAGGGTAATAATATCTAGAATTCTTATTTATCATATAATTTTTATTGTTAAGTACAATAGTCTTTGAAGGATTATTTTTAAGTGTTATTGTGTAATATGGAGTAGTAGATAGTTGAACGTAATCTTTATTGTTGATAGCTTCTCTTAAAAATAGTGCTAAATCGTGCGCAGTAGTTGTATGTTCAGGATCTGGCAATCCACTTGGATTTTTAAAGTTTGTGTGTAAAGCTCCCAGTTCTTTTGCTTTTTCATTCATAAGCTTGGAAAATGCTTCTGTATTTCCTGATATGTGATCAGCTAAAGCATTTGCACAATCGTTTCCTGATTCTAAAAGAAGACCTAAAAGCAAATCTCGAACAGTTACCACATCACCTTTTAATAAACCAACAGCAGTTCCATCTATTTTGGTAAAATCTTCTTGAACAGTTACCTCATCATCTAGTTTACACTTTTCCAGAGCTACAATTGCAGTTATTACTTTAGTAGTTGAAGCAGGTTCTAAAACTTTCTCTTCATTTTTTCCATATAACACCTGGCCAGTAGATGCATCAATTAAAGCACAACCCTCAGCGTTAATCTGTGGAGGCTGTGTTTCTGCTTTTACACTAGAATAGGTAAAGCAAAATAAAAACAAGAATAATATATTAAATGTTTTAAAAATTCTTTTCATAAAATTCTCCATACTTATATTAAATATTTTTAATTGTACTCAAAATACATTTTATCAAAAAAAAAGAATTTGCGCTATACAAAGTTCAAATAGATTCCAATAAGAGTCTAAATAATAAAAAAATGGGAATGATATTTAAAGAGAAATTGTAAAGGAGAAGAATAAGTGGTACAAGAGTTCTTAAAAGATAAGAAAAAAATCGGCATATTAAGTATGCTATTTATTGTGGTAATTGTACTTATAGGATTATATGTGAAATCTGGATTTAAAGAATTAAAGAAAAATGATACAGAAAGTATTTTTGTAGATGACAGTATTGAAGCTGATACATCAAATGATGAATCGGTTAAGGCTCAAAATAATAATAAATTAAATAGTAAGGATAGCAAGAAACAAATAGTTGCAGCAAAAAATAAGAACATAGTTGTAGAAATAAAAGGAGAAGTAAAAAAGCCAGATGTTTATACAATGAGTGAAAACTCAATAGTAAAGGATCTTATAGACATATCAGGTGGGCTTACTGAAAATGCAGATTTAAGCAATATAAATAGAGCAAAAAAATTACAAGATCATGAATTGATTTATATTTCAAATAAAAATGATGAAAACAAGGAAATACAAACTGTAAATTCAAATGCTAGTAATAAAGATAGCTCGGATAAAAAGATTAATATAAATAGTGCAACATTAGATCAATTGAAGACATTAAATGGTATAGGTGATTCAAAAGCAAAAGGCATAATTGAATATAGAGAAAAAAACGGTGGATTTAAATCAATTGAGGAAATAAAAAATGTATCTGGAATAGGAGACAACATGTTTGAGCGAATAAAGGAACAAATCGAAATTTGAACAACTTACAAATATATTACATTAATGCTTGTTAACGTTATAATAATTGCATGAAAGAGTAAAAAAATATATAATAAACAGTGTTATATCAAAACTAATTATATTAAATGAATGTAAAAGCAATCTAGAAAAGAGAACATAATATTATTTAGGTAAGAAAAAAGGTATAATATTGACACATAGTTGTAATACATTGATGGTAAAATTGTATTATTCATTTGCCGTATATTAGTTAGACATAAAAATAACATCTAATTTAAATAAGGGGGAAAATTTAGTGTCTAAAAAGGTTATAAGTATACTTATGAGCATAATAGTTGCAGCATCATTAGCCGGGTGTAAAAATGCTACAGATAGTTCAACAAAGAAAACGGACACAACAACGGAAAGTAGCACAAACTCTAATGATGACAGTTTAGAGGGAAAATGGGCAAAAAATTATACATTAGATCAAACACAAAAGTTATTTAAAGATAAATTATCAAAGATGGAGAATATAACCAAGGATTTAGGGGTAAAATATACAAAAGATGAGAAAACAAGAAAAGAAAAGGATGAATCTGTAAATGATAACTCCATATATTTTGACAATGAGAAGCCAGAGGTAAATAAAATTGAAAGTATGTATTTTGGAATGAAGACATATGGTGATAACTTAGAAACTGGTGATATAAGTCTAAAGTTGAGCTTAAATTTTGATGGTGAGAGTGCAATAAAAAATAATAATTTTGACTTAGGAAAGACATCTTTTAAAAAGTACATAGAAGCATTTACAGACCAAGAAGGTAGAGATTATTCAGACATAAATAAACAAATAATTGATAAATTAAAAAGTGGAGAAAATCAAGTTCAGATTGATAACACAATTGATGGCTTAAAGGAAGAAATCTTAGCTACCAAAACGTGTATAATATATAAATTATCTACAAAGAAATACAAATTTGCTGATGGTGAAATGAGTATGAAGTAGATTACAAGGGGGAAAATTTTTTGGAAAAAGATAACTTAAATGAAAATGAAATAAACGATGAAGTGGAAGAAAACGAAATTAAAAAGATTTCGGATACTGAGGAACAAACGGATAACAATGTTAATAAAGAGGTTGAAAGTTTAATAACAAGTGATGAAGAATCAGATAAACAATCTTCTTCTAAAATTATATTAGCTAACGCACTTGATCAGTTATTAATGATTGCTGGTTCAGCTTTATTAGTACTATTGTGTGACATAATCTTAAAATTATGTGGATACATGTTCGTAAGGGATAATGGAGCTATAATTTTAGCAGGAGGAATAATATATTTTATTATAAATTGTATTTATGCCCCAATAATGGAAAAGAGTAAACTAGAAAATACTTTTGGGAAAAAGATATTAAATATGAATTAATTTATAAACTGAATTTACTATTATAATTTAAAGAATATAAAAAGTACTTTTTATATTCTTAATTTTTAATTAGAGATAAAATTTTAAAATATAAGTACTTAGGAGTAGATGATGAAAAAAGGAAGCGATTTAAGCGTTAAAATAGAAAAGTTACAATTTCCATCGACAGGAATAGGTTATGCAGAAGATAAGACTATATATGTTAAGAATGCTTTTCCAGGTCAAACAGTTACAGGTAGGGTAAAAAGGAAGAAAGAAGATTATGCGGAGTTAAAATTAATAAGTGTAGATGAACGAGCTGATTATGAGATTGAAACTCCATGTTCTCATTTTGGAGTTTGTGGAGGATGTTCATCACAAAGTATACCATATGAAAAACAATTAGAATTTTTAAGTGAAGAAGTTAAAGAATTATTTAGAGAAGCAAATGTTGATACAGGAGAGTATCTAGGAATTCAAGGAAGCCCTAACCAATGGGAATATAGAAATAAGATGGAATTTACATTTGGTGATGAAGCCAAGGGAGATCCACTTTCATTAGGTATGCATATGAGAGGAAAATCTTTTGGAATATTAACTGTAGATGGATGTAAACTTGTTGATGAGGATTATAGAAAAATTATTAAGTTGACTGCTGATTACTTTAGAGAGAAAGATTTGCCTTATTATAGAATAATGAAAGCTGAAGGCTATTTAAGACATTTAGTGATAAGAAAAGCTCAAAATACTGGCGAGATATTAGTTAATTTAGTTACTACTACTCAGGTAGACTTCGATTTGAGCGAATATGTTAAATTGCTAAGAGAACAAAGTTATAAAGGAAACTTAGTATCTATAATCCATACTGAAAATAATTCGAAATCAGATGCAGTAATACCAGAAAAGGTAAATGTGTTATTTGGAAAAGATTATATTAGAGAAACATTACTCGGATTACAATTTAATATTTCTCCATTTTCATTCTTTCAAACCAATACAAAAGGTGCAGAAAGTTTATATTCCATTGTTAAAGAGTTTATGGGAGATAGTGAAGAAAAAATTGTATTCGATCTCTATTGTGGTACAGGAACAATAGGGCAAATAGTAGCTCCAAATGCAAAGAAAGTAATAGGAATAGAACTTATTGAAGAAGCAGTTGAAGCAGCAAGAGAAAATGCTAAATTAAATGGATTAAATAATTGTGAATTTATAGCTGGTGATGTAGCAGAAATAATAAAAACAGTAAAGGTTAAGCCAGATATAATAATATTAGATCCACCAAGAACTGGAGTACATCCTAAGGCTTTGGATTATGTAATTAAATTTAATGCACCAGAAATAATATATGTTTCATGTAATCCAAAGACATTAGTTAATGACCTTAGAGTGCTTACGGAAAAAGGATATAAAGTTATTAAAACTAAAGTTAAGGATATGTTCCCTAATACGCCTCACGTTGAAACTGTTGTTAAGCTAGTTAAGAAATAGGCTGATATCAAAGGGTTTCAAGGTTTTTAGAAAATTTAATAATGTGTTTTATATGTTCCCCAAAGTTAATTTGGGGAATTTTTTGGTTTAGGGGGGCTAACTTTTACGCATAATTGAGGATATTTGCGTTAATGTTTGGGTTTTGCGTAATTGTATATGATAAATTAAATGTTAGATATAATTACATTTTATGATAATTATAGGTATAATAAAAATAAACTATATAGGTGATTTTGGATTAGTAATAGATGAAATTATAAATATGAACAGTGGGGTTTTTTATGAGTATAGATATTGTTAAAGATCTTAATGAAGCACAGAAAGAAGCTGTTACTTCAACAGAAGGATATATCCGTGTAATAGCAGGAGCTGGTAGTGGTAAAACGAAAGCATTAACAAGCAGATATATTTATTTAGTAAAGGAATTGGGGATTTCAACTTCTAATATTTTATGTGTAACTTTTACAAATAAAGCTACGCGTGAAATGAAAAAACGTATTAGAACAGTAATAGGGGATAATGATACTGGATTAATATCAACATTTCATGGATTTTGTAGAGTGTTATTAAAAGAAGATATACATACAATGGGGTATCCGGGTAATTTTCTTGTAATGGATACTGAAGATATGGAATCTATATTAAAAATTGTTTATGAGCAGGCTAATATAACATCAAGGCAATTTACATTTTCAAAAGCTAAGGAAATGATAGGATTCAGAAAACGCACATTATTTCAGCATATACCGTATATACTTGAGAATGATAATAACAAAATAAAAGAAAAATTTTTAGGTTCAAAAACAGTAGAGGATAGAGTTTTTTTTGGTTATTTATATCAGCAAAAGAAAAATTATAATTTAGATTACGATGATTTGATAACATTTGCGTTATATATACTTAGAACTTTTCCAGAAAAGCGTGAAAAGTGGCAGCATAAACTTGAATATATAATGGTAGATGAATTTCAGGACGTAAGCAATAATCAGTATGAATTAGTTAGTATATTAAGTGAATATCATAAAAATTTATTTGTTGTTGGTGATCCTGATCAAACTATTTATTCATGGAGAGGAGCACGTGTTGAATTTATAATTTATTTTGATAAAAAATTTAAGGATACAAAAACAATAATGATGAATACAAATTATCGTTCATCAGAAAATATTATACTTGCTTCCAACTCTTTGATTAGAAAAAATACAAAGAGAATAGACAAACAGCTGATTGCTACTAAATTTGAAAATATACCTGTAATGTATAATCATGCTAAAACAATATATGATGAAGCAACATGGATAATAAATCAAATTCAGAAAATAATCGAAGGTGGAAAAAGTTATAAAGACATTACAATACTATATAGAGCTCATTATGTTTCACGAAGTATAGAGGAAGCATTCTTAAAAAATAAGATTCCTTATGTATTATATAGTGGGGTTGAATTTTATCAAAGAAAAGAAATAAAGGATATTCTCAGTTATTTGAGAATGATTGTATTTGAAGATGATTTATCATTAATGCGTGTGATAAATGAACCTAAAAGAAATTTTGGTAAAAAAAGAATGGAAATTATTACAGAATACGCAGAAAATAATGGGTGTTCTTTATATAATGCGTTAAAAATAAATATTGAAGATAGTTTAATTGCAAAAAGTAAAGCAAATGAATTTGTAGAGCTAATTGAAAAGTATAAGAAAATTTATAAAGAAATGAGAATTACTGATTTACTTATGGAATTATTGAATAATAGTGGTTATGAAGCTATGCTAAGACAAAGTGGAGAAGACGAACGACTTGATAATTTAGCTGAATTAAAAAATTCAATAACTGATTATGAAAATAGTGCAGGTGAGGAAACGACATTAGAAGATTATTTGCAAGAAATATCATTATATACTAATACAGATGTTAAGGAAAATAAAGATACCGTAAAAATGATGACCTTGCATACAGCTAAAGGACTTGAATTTCCATATGTTTTTATTTGCGGTTTAAATGAAGGAATATTTCCAAGTAGCAGAAATGATACAAAAGAAAAAATGGAAGAGGAACGTAGATTGGCTTATGTTGGATATACCAGAGCAGAAAATGCATTGTTTTTAAGTGATGCAGAAGGTATGAATTTTAATGGTAGTTATAGATATCCATCACGATTTATTTTTAACACGGAGAAAACATATTTAAATTATACAGTAGAATTAGAAGAAAATTTAATTGATGATGCAAATGATTTTATAGTTAATGCTGAAAATAATATAAATAGAAACAATAATATTCAGTTTAATAAAGGAGATAAAATAATACATAAATTGTTTGGTATTGGTAGAATTATTGAAGTAGACAATGCTAATTCATCTTATGTTATTAAATTTGATAATTCAGAAACTCATAGAAACATTTCATTTTCTATACAATTAGAAAAAGCAGATAGTGGCAGTTTAGAAATAGAGTCTAGTAATGAAAGAAGGAACTCCCAAATAGCAATTGAAGAACAAATTACTCAAAAAGGGAGAGCAGAAACTGAGAGAATAGAAAAAGAAATACAGTTAGTAGGATGCCTCGTAGCTATAAGAAATGAAAAGGAAAGTCAAGAAGCAGAAAGGCTAGAAACAGAAAAAAGAGAAAAGGAAAGACAAGAAGCTGAGAGGCTAGAAACAGAAAAAAGAGAAAAGGAAAGACAAGAAGTAGAGAGGCTAGAAGCTGAAAGAATGAAAAAGGAAATACAGGAAGCAGAAAGATTAGAAGTTGAGAGAAAAGAAAAGGAAAGAAAAGAGCTAGAACATTTAGAGTATATAAAGGCTGAGCAGAAAAAATTAGAGGAAAAGCGTTTAGAAACAGAAATGATTTTAAAAACAAAATGTGAAATAGGGAAACAAGAAAAACTAATTTCAGAAAATAAGTATAAATTTTTTGGAAAAGGTGCAGCAATAAAAAAAGAAGCGAAAGCTAAAATAAAAGAATTGTATAAGAAATTAGATGAAATGCTTAATCAATGCAAGTAATCTTAAGTAGTGCTACAATCAAGTGAATATAATATTTCTAAGTCCAAGCCGTTCAATTAAAATGTAATAAAAAACTTAAACACACATCTCATGTTGAAATTAATTAAGAAATAAGCTGATCAAAGTGATTCGAGGTTTTTTAGAAAGTTTGATAATGTGTTTTGTATGTTACCCAAAGTTGTTTTGGGGAATTTTTTAGTTTAGTTAGGGTTAACTTTTACGTGAAAATAAGGATATTTGTGTTAAGGTTTGCTTTTTTTGTGTATAGAGTATATGCAAATTATAGAAGCATAATTTAAAAGTGTTAAAATAGTATAACTAAAGGTATTTAAAGATCATTATAAACTAGCAGCAGTATATCATTTGAGAAGATTAGATACAGTATTTGAAGTTTTTGTAGTTTTATGGAGATTGTTGCAAACGGGAAATTCTGATAGAATATATATTATTGGAACTTATAACCAATAAGATTTTAGTTCAAATAAGGAGGCTTTATTTATGCATATTATTGAGATAAAGATTGGTAAGAATAAAATATTTCAAATGTTACCGAAAAGTAAAAGTAAAGTAATAAACTATAAATTAGTTAAAAAATCTTGGACTGAATCTTTTACATATAAACAGGAAAATGAAACTAACAAAATAAAAGGTCTAAGAATTCCCCAACTAGGAGCACTTTTTGCAATTAAAGCACATTGGAGTACTAGTAGAGAATCAGCTACCATTGTAATGCCAACTGGTACGGGAAAAACTGAAACGATGATTAGTGCAATAATATCGGAGAGTTGTGATAAGACACTTATTATTGTGCCTAGTAACTTGCTAAGAAAGCAAGTTACTGAAAAATGTATTTCGCTTGGAATTTTAAAAGAAGTTGATGTAATCAAAAGTAAAGCTATTAATCCAGTAGTTGCAATGTTATCAACGACACCTTCATCCGCAGATGAGTTAAGAGATATAGTGGATAAGTCTAACATTATAGTTACTACAATGTCACTAATAAATGTATTTCCAAGTGATTATATAGAAATTTGTTGTGAATTATGTTCTGAACTTTTTATTGATGAAGCTCATCATATTGCGGCTTCAACGTGGAATCAGTTGAAGAGACAATTTGAAAAACAAAGGATTTTACAATTTACGGCAACTCCTTTTCGCAATGATGAAAAAAAAGTTGATGGAAAAATAATATATAATTTTCCCTTAGCATTAGCTCAAGAGCAGGGATATTTTGAAAATATAAATTTTAAATCTATTTTTGAATTTGACGAGGAGTGTTCAGACTTGTCTATAGCAAAAGCTGCAGTAGAGCAATTAGAAACAGATATAGATAGTGGTTACAATCATATTATCCTTGTAAGGGCAAATACAAAACAACGATCAGAAAAATTATTCAGAGATATTTATTTAAAACACTTTAATAGATATAATCCTGTTTTAGTTAATAGCAATTTGAATGCTAAACAAAGAAAAGAAGCAATGGAGAGTATTGAAAAGCAAGAAGCAAGAATTGTTGTATGTGTAGATATGTTTGGAGAAGGAATAGATATTCCAAACCTAAAGATAGCAGCTATTCATGATAAATATAAGAGTTTACCTATAACACTGCAGTTTATAGGTAGATTTGCAAGAAAGAAAGCTGGTTTAGGTAATGCAACAATTGTTGCTAATATTGCTGATGACGATATAAAAGAAGGATTAAGAGAGTTATACTCTCAAGATTCAGATTGGAATGTATTGTTGAAATCTATGTCATCGTTTGCTATAGATAAAGAAGTATCATTACAAGAGTTAGCAGATGGTTTTAGTAAGTTGGGGCTGAAAAATTTAGATATAAAGCAATTAATGCCTAAAGTAAGCATGATGGCATTTAAAACAGATGATCAACATTGGAGGTGGCAAAATTGGACTAAAGCCTTTGATGAAGATATATGTAGGTGCTGTGTACATGAAGAAAGAAAGGTTCTGGTAATAATTGAACCACAAGAAAGCAAGGTAGAATGGGTGGTTAATAAAGAAATCAGTGATGTTAATTGGCAACTACACATATTATACTGGAATAGTGAAAAGAAAATGGTTTTTATTAATAGCACAGATAAGACTAAGTGTAATAGGTTAGTTGAGGCAGTTTTTGATAATTTTAAGAAAGTACAAGGAGAAACTGTATTTAAATGTCTGCATGGTATTAAGAGATTAATGTTTGGAACTGTTGGATTAAATTCTGCCATTAACGGACCTATTAGGTATAAAATGTATGCGGGTATAGATATTGCTCAAGGATTAACAGAATCACAAAAACGCAATTGTGTAAAATCTAATTTGTTTGGAAATGGATACAATGGGAAAGGAAGAGTGAGCATTGGTTGTTCATATAAAGGAACAATTTGGTCAAGGTGGGTAGAATCAATTGAGTTTTGGACAAGATGGTGCAATGACATTGCAGATAAGATAAATAATCCTAATATTAATGTAGATGAAATATTGAAGGGAGCTTTATCTCCTAAAATGATTCTAACAAGGCCCAATGTAGTTCCATATTCAATAGAGTGGCCTATTGAATTAACTGTATGTAATGAAGAAAGAATTAAGGTAATAACTAATTTTAATCAATTCGCAATTTATGATGTGGAAATTGGTCTCTTGAATAACGATGAAGAGAAACCAATTCAATTTTATATAGGAAATAGTGACTTTAAAGAGGAATATGAATTGGTTTTTGATGAAAAAAATGAAACAGCCTATTATAAATGTATAAGTCATGCTAATGCAAAGATTAAAATGGGGAAAAGTGAACTTTCACTAACAGATTTTTTTGATGAGTATCCACCACAAATTAGGTTTGTGGACCAATCAACATTAGAAACTAATTTATATGTGGAACTTAAAACTAAAAACAGTATAGAATTAGACGGTGAAAACATAGAAGTTTGGGATTGGAAAGGAATAGATATTACTAAGGAATCACAAGGATATCTTAAAGAGCAAGATTCTGTCCAATATAAAGTAATATCAACTTTAAAAGATAAAGATAAATACGAAATAATTTTCGATGATGATAATGCTGGAGAAATTGCAGATGTTATTACTATCGAAGAGTATGAAAATAAAATTTGCTTTGAGTTTTATCACTGTAAATTTTCTCATGGCGAAAAACCAGGATCACGAGTAGGGGACTTATATGAAGTATGCGGACAAGCAGAAAAATCAGTTGTTTGGAAACAAAATGGCAAAAAAATTATAGACAGAATGATTAAAAGAGAAACTGATAGACTTAAAAAGGGGTTGCCTTCAAGAATAGAGATGGGAAGTTTGAGGAGATTAAAAGAAATAAAGAATAAGCTTTCCGTATATGATTATGATATTAAAATAAACATTGTTCAACCTGGTGTAGATGCTAAAAAGATATCTGATGCAATGAATGAATTACTATGTGGTACTAAAGCTTATTTAATGGATACATTCAGTTTGCAATTTAAAATGATTTGTTCATAATTACATTGTTATAATAAGAGGAGCCTGAGAAGGTTCTCTATAAACTTGTTGCTCCAGAATGAATCAATAAATGTTACTGGAAATACATTGTTGGATATAAATATTTTTATGGTTGTTATTTTTATACCTATAATTTTTGTACATGAATTATTACATGGTGCTGTTTATAGATTATTTGGAGGAAAAATAAGATTTGGATTCAAGGGCTTATATGCTTATACTCAAGAAACTTCATGTATAGCTTTGCATAGAACGAAATTCTTATTAGTTCTTTTAGCTTCTGTAACAATAATTTCAATGACTTCAGTATTTATTCCCAAAAGTATAGGTGGAATTGTATTTTTACTAAATTTATTAGGAAGTACAGGGGATTTGTTAATGGCATTTTATTTGTGTAAAAGTAATGAGAATAGCTATGTTGTAGATGAGAGTTATGGATTTGACGTTGTTGATGGAAATTTACAGAGTAAATAAATCCTTAGAGTATTTTGATAAAAATATGTAATGTGGCATAACCTATGTCTTTGAAAAAATAGTTGTTAGTTTATTGTTATTAAGAAACTTCACTAGAGACGGATTCTTTATTTACATAATAAGCTCAAGGTTAAATATAATAAGAGAAGGTCATTACCTTGCGATGTGCGAGGTGATGACCTTTTTTAGTATTTACAGAGTTGTTCTTCTTTTATAACTTCCCCTTTGTCCAAATTTATTAACATAATATAGAGATTTGCTCTTAGAGATACAGGTGGTCTATTCAATAGAGCTTCATAAGCTTTTTCACTATTAACTACAATAGTAAATTTATCAGTTGGAAGAAGTTCAGACATAGCGATCGTTCCATAAAGATGCTGAAAAAGCATAGTGGACATAAAATTTCTATCATTTGATATAGCTTTAAATTCAAAATACCACTTTTTATATCCATCATAGTCTATATTAACGGTCATATCTGGCATATAGAAACCTCTTCCACCATTACGTAATTTTTCGGATTTTTCTATACTCCACGCAAATGATTTGTTATAAAGATCTGCTAATATTATCTGTATAAATTTCTTTTCTAAAAATATAATCTCATTTCTGTGATTTATGGGTGAATCTTTAATTATAGAAGCTTTTTCCTGTCCAACAGAATCTTCCCTCGCTTCCATATCATCATCATTATATTGCTCTGCTAAATGTCCGGCAGCAATCATTAAGTCTTGATATGTAACTTCGTTATAAGCTTCTGCAGCTAATTTCGATATAGTTTCAGGAGTAGGAGGAGCATCTATCATTTCTCTTAAAAATCTTGATATATGAGCAGCACTTACTCGAGTTTCATTCGCATATTGATTTATTGACCTATTTCCTTTTGCTTTCTCAAGAAGTAAAGCAAAACTTTCTTTATTAAAAACATCCTTATTATCCATTTTTATTACCTCCTTATATATGCATATTATATATCATCTGTTTACTATAGTCAATGAAATATAAAAAGTTGAAAAATATTCAATAAAATATTGTAATTATTAAAAGGATATGATATATTACTAACATAAAGAAGAAAATTTATATATTTCAGGAAAAAATTAATAAAATAATTCTCATTATTTTTAGCAGCATTTTTAAACGTACAAAAATAATGAAAGATGCGATTGATAAAGATTGATTCCGAGATAAAGGATTCAATATAATAAAGCGCCTATTTTTTAAAAACTTTCATTGAGTACAAACAATAGTGTTAGATAATATAGTCAATAAAGCTGTTAATGCTTGATAATAATTAACTATAGAAAAATATAAATAGTATAACTAAATAAAGCAATAATACCTTAAGTAACAAAAAAATTACCGGGCATAATTTGAAAGAATTATTTATAATGCAACGAAATCGAGCAAAAGTGCAACTAATCGAATATAGTTTATAAGTTAATAACCTCTATAATAAGGTTATAAGATTTTATAAATAAATTGATATATGAGGGGGATATAGAATGAGTTTAGGAAAGAATATTAAGATACTTAGAACCAATAATTTATTATCACAGGAAAAGTTTTCAGAATGTATGAAAGTTTCTAGACAGGTGATTTCAAAATGGGAGAACGGAAATAGTGAGCCTGTAAGTTTTAGCCTAGGAAGTGATTATATTAATTCAGCAAATAGAATTAAACAGCAAATGGTTAAGCATAGTGTGATAGATAATGATGATATTTTATTACCAGTTGTTAAACCAGAAAGTTTAATAGCCTATCAGGCATTTAGACAAGCGTATAGTATTAACGTGGAAATAGACGAAACAGGAGATACTTCAAATATATTAGAAATGATGAATTTATATGAAGAGGCTCTGGATGATGGGCTAGTTGAAGCGGGAGTAAATATTTTAAATATTGTGGTGAGAACATTAATTAATGCAAAAGCGTTTTCAGCGGAGAAACCATTACAACTACAGGATAGATTAGAGTGTTATATGAAAGCTTTAGAAGAAGCAGGGCACCCAGCAGGAGGATTTTATAGAGCGTTTGTATTAATCTATGGATTAATGATAACAGAAAAGACTGAAGAAGAAAACTTGGAGGATGGTTTAATCTTAATGTACAAATTAGCTAATGAAGGAAATGAACTAGCTATGAAATATTTAGATTATATTGAAAATGCAAAACAAGAGGATTAGTCAGATGGAAATATATGTTTCAAAAAGGGGTTTAATGAAAATTACATTAATAAAAATAAAATACTAATTTACTAGTGAAAAATAGGAGGAATGTTTATGAAGAAAATTACAGTTTCATGTCCAGAACAAAAAAAGCCTGCAAGGGTTTGCGACCTCATTAAAGATGATTCAGGTATAATTTATATGGAGATAAAATTTCCAGGTACTGTGCCTCTTAGAATAAATTTAAGCGATTACCTAAAGCAATTAGCGGTTTAGCTATTTTAGCTTACCTTCATTCAAACAATCAAAGAAAACATAAGAATCTGTTTATCAAATTGTCAACAATTCATACTGAGCAAATCGGAGCATGTTTTAGCACATAGCTACCAACGCCTGATGAAAAAGCAATTAATTTTAATTGTTTTTTTGTCAGGCGTTTTTTATTTATATCCATAAATTAACAATTAAATACTTTGACTACCTAGCAATGGGTCCGCTATCAGTGAGTCACCAAATCGCAGGAGTCTACGAAACGAGAGTTTGTAGGCTGCAAAAAAATGTGATTTAGGTGGCTTTCTTTAGTGCACCCTTTTTTTGTCTGCTTATTTCTTTCGTTTCGGTATTCGCCAAAACGAAAGGAGTAATTATTTATGAAAAAGGAAACTAAGCATGAAAAATATTATTTAACTGGAGCAGATGGAAAAGAGTATGAGGTTTCAGAAGAAATCTTTAGAGAGTACAAGCATTCAGTATGGAATGAGGAAGCACAGTATAAAAGAGAGCGTTCTGTAATCAGAGATAAGAATAGTACCAAATCAGATTTAGATAAGGTAGAACATATTAAGGTTGCTTCACTTGAATCTATTGTTACTGGTGGTGGAGAGCATCACATTGGGGTTACTCCTGATTTTGCTGAAGAACTTGCTGATGCCATTGAAAAGACAGAGATGTTGAAACTTTTAGGACAAGCACTTGATATATTAGATGAATCTGAGAAGGAAATGATTGGACGACTCTTCTATGAAAATATAAGTGAGCGTGAGTATGAAAAGAAGTACCGAACAGCAAGAAAAACAGTAGCTTATCGTAAGGAGAAAATTCTTAAGAAACTAAAATCACTCATTATTAATAAGAGATAGCACATACAATCGTGGAGAAGTTTTTGAAAATTTTCCACGTTTTTTTTGCCCACCTTTCAATCTTACATCTGTAGTAGGTGAGAAGCAGGACAGAAAAAATTTTAAAAAAAGTTTCGCCCGCTTTAAAGTTTCAAATCTGAAGTGAGTGAAGAGAAATGGAGGTAATTACAATGAGCAAAGAAGAGATGAATCAAAAGTCTATGGAGTTGGTTGGAGTTCTTCAAGCAATATCTGTAGTAGCTAAAAAGTTGGCACAAAGACTTATGAGAATTGAAGAGGAGGTAAATAGGCGTGAAGAAAGTTTATTTAGTAAGTCCACTTCAAAAAAATATCAAAAGGAGAATTAAGTCATGAATAAAACTAAAATTATCCAAGGCATTATAGTCAATTTAAAAGGCATTACTGATAACCTTGAAGCTTTAACTGGATTATTAGAAACAGAACAAACTGAGCCAAATGCAAAAAAAGAAGAAGTTGTAGCAGAGAAATCAAAGAATTATAGACAACCAACTCTTGAAGAAGTCAGAGCAGCTATGGCGGAGAAAAGTAAGGCTGGACATAGAGAAGAAGTTAAGGCAATCCTTCTCAAATACGGAGTTAAAAAATTAACTTCTTTAGATGAAAAACATTATGCAGAGGTGCTTAAGGAAGTTGGTGAAATAAAGTGAGTGGTTCTTATAATGAGCATTCTAAATTTTCACCTTCTGCAGCTCATAGAATTTTAGCTTGCACACCTTCACTTTTGTTAGAGCAGCAGTTTCCTAATGAAACTAGTACCTATGCTGAAGAAGGTACCGCAGCCCATGAACTTGCCGAGCATAAGTTAAAGAAAGCATTAAAAATGTGCTCTAAGAAACCTGTTAGCAAGTATGATTCAGATGAAATGGATGAAATGACAGATATTTATGTAGAGTACTGCTTAGGTGTTATAGAGAAGGCAAAGGAAAACTGTAATGACCTCCAGATTTTAATAGAGCAGAAATTAGATTTCAATGACTATGTTAAAGGTGGATTTGGAAGGGGAGATCTTGTGGTTGTAGGAACTGGAGAACTTAAAGTGATAGATTTCAAATATGGAAAAAATGTAATTGTATCTGCTGAAAAGAATCCACAAATGATGCTTTATGTTTTAAGTGCATTATCTCTCTTTGATATGCTATATGACATTGAAAAAGTTACTATGACCATTGTACAGCCAAGGGTAGATAACTTTTCCACCTATGAGATGAATGTACATGACCTTCTTAAATGGGCAGAAGAGGAATTAAAGCCTAAAGCAGAACTTGCATTAAAGGGAGAAGGAGAATTTTGCGCAGGAGAACACTGTAGATTTTGTAGGGCTAAGAATCAGTGTAGAGCCAGAACAGTTAAGAATTTAGAACTTTTAAAATATGAGTTTGCAGACCCATCGTTACTTTCAAATGATGAGATAGCCGAAATTATGCGTGTTGCTAATGAACTCTCCAAATGGGCTAGTGATATTTACACTTATGCGACAGCTCTTGCTATCAACGAGGGCAAAAACTTTGATGGCTATAAGATTGTGGAAGCTAGAGCAAGAAGAAAGTATACAGATGAAGATGCAGTAGCTCAAACTGCTAAGGCAGCTGGATATAATGATATCTACAAAACCAGTCTTGTTTCCATTACTGAGATGGAAAAATTAATGGGCAAAAAGAAGTTCAATGAGATTCTTGGAGCCTTAGTGGATAAACCAAAAGGCAATTTAACTTTGGTGCCTGATTCAGACAAAAGGCGGGCAATAACTTTAGTAAATGCAGAGTTTCAAGTAGAAGAATAAAAAATTGAAAATATTAGGAGGAATTTTATTATGAGTAAAACAGCAAAAGTTATTATAGCAGGAAGATTTAGCTACTTTAATGGGTGGGAGCCAAAAAGCATAAATGGGAGCGACCCTAAGTATAGTATTTCAATAATTATACCTAAGAGTGATAAGAAAACTGTAGCAGCTGCTCAAAAGGCAATTGAGGAAGCTAAGAAAGAAGGCATAGCAAAGTTTGGAGGAAAAGTTCCAACAAATCTTAAAACACCCTTAAGAGATGGTGATATTGATAGACCTGATGATCCTAACTACAAAGATAGTTATTTTATTAATGCTAATTCAAAGGATGCACCACAAATTGTAGATGCTAAAGTACAACCGATCATTGAGAGAAGTGAAGTGTATAGTGGATGCTATGGAAAGGTTAGTGTAAATTTCTATGCATTTAATATTAATGGAAATCGTGGAATTGCAGCTGGACTCGGTAACGTTCAAAAGCTGAAAGATGGAGAATCTCTTGGTGGTAGAAATAGGGCAGAGGATGACTTTGAGATTGAAGATGATGATGACTTTATGGAATAGAAATAACTTTATGCAGGTGGGGCCTTCAAGGCTTCCTCTCCTGCGAAAGGAGGCGGTTAAGTTATGAAGACTTTATCAATAGATTTGGAAACATTTTCTGACATTGATATAGGAAGGTCAGGTGTATACCGATATGCTGACAGTCCAAACTTTGATATTTTGCTATTTGGGTACAGTATAGATAGCTCTCCTATAGAGGTTATTGACATTGCTAGTGGAGAGGAATTACCAGAGTTTATAATTGAAGATTTAATAAGTAATGAAACTGTGAAAACAGCCTTCAACGCTCAGTTTGAGCGTGTGTGTTTAATGAAATACTTATCAAAATTATTAAATAAACCTATTTATCTTGAACCATCATCTTGGAGATGTTCTGAGGTTCAAGCTGCAATGCTAGGACTTCCTCTTAATTTAGATGGTGTGGGAAAAGTATTAAAACTTCAGAATCAGAAAATGTCTGAGGGCAAGGCTCTTATAAGATATTTTTGTATGCCTTGTAAACCAACTGCTGCTAATGGAGGTAGGATGAGAAACCTTCCATCTGATGCACCTGAAAAGTGGGAGGAATTTAAACAATATAATGTGAGAGATGTTGAGGTAGAACTTGCTATCCGTGAAAAGTTAGCATTTTATCCTATACGAGATAAAGAACAAGAATTTTATGTATTAGACCAGAGAATAAATGACAGAGGATTACTTGTTGATATGAAATTGGTAGATGCCGCAATATCTTGTGATCATCAATTTACTGTTGCGGCTACTGAAAAGGCTTATGAACTAACAGGTCTTGAAAACCCTAACTCTGTATCACAGTTAAAATCATGGCTTAAGGGGAGAGGAGTTGAGGTTGAAAGCCTTTCAAAAAAAGCTGTATCCGAACTTGTGGAGGATACAGAAGGTGAAGTGGAAGAGGCTCTAAAGCTCAGACTTTTAATGGCAAAGACAAGTGTTAAAAAATATGAAGCTGTAGAAAGAGCGGTATCCTCTGATGGTAGAGTGCATGGATTATTTCAGTTTTATGGAGCAAACCGTACTGGCAGATGGAGCGGGCGTTTAGTTCAATTTCAAAATTTACCACAAAATCATCTAAAAGATTTAGATCTTGCTAGAGATTTGATAAAGGAAAGCCGATTTGAAGATGTAGAATTTTTATTTGGAAATACACCAAGTGTTCTTTCAGAACTTATAAGAACAGCTTTTATTCCAAAAGAGAATTATCGCTTTATCGTGGCGGATTTTTCTGCCATAGAAGCCAGAGTCATATCGCATATTGCAGGTGAAAAATGGAGGCTTGAGGTATTTTCATCTCACGGTAAGATTTATGAAGCTGCTGCATCTATGATGTTTCATGTACCTATTGAAAATGTTACTAAAGGAAGCCCATTACGTCAGAAGGGAAAAATTTCCGAATTAGCTTGCGGCTATGGTGGAGGTGTTGGAGCGTTAAAAGCTATGGGTGCTTTAGATATGGGAGTTGAAGAGCATGAGCTTCGAGGACTTATAGATAACTGGAGAGCTGCAAATCCACATATTGTTAATCTCTGGTGGGCAGTAGATAAAGCTGCAATATATGCTGTAAAGCAAAGAGGCAAAATCTCTATCCACGATATTATCTTTACTTACAAAAGTGGAATGCTCTTTGTCACATTACCATCTGGCAGAAATCTTGTGTATGTAAAGCCTAAGCTTAGTATTAATAAATTTGGAAGAGAAGGGCTTACCTATGAAGGCATAGGTGCTACAAAAAAGTGGGAGAGAATTGAAACATATGGACCTAAAATTGTAGAAAATATTATTCAAGCTATAGCAAGAGATATATTAGCAGAAGCTATGCTTAGATTACAGAAAGTTGGGTTTTCTATAGTAGCTCATGTTCACGATGAAGTTATTTGTGAAGTGCCAATTGGTAAAAGTTCAGTGGAAGAAGTATGTAATATAATGGCTGAGCCTGTGGCTTGGGCTAAAGGATTACCACTTAAAGCAGATGGTTATGAGTGCAGCTTTTATAAAAAAGATTAATGGAGGGAATAAACTATGGTAAGTAATGAAGAATTATTTATATCTGGAGATATAGATACTTTGTATAAAAGAAACAAACGTCTTATGTTTCATATAGGCAATAAATTCTTAAATCTTCAATTAAAATATGATGATCTTATGGAATGTGGGGATTTAGCATTTGTTAAAGCTATTAAGATTTTTAATCCTAATAAGAGCAAGTGGGCTACTTTTTTTAGCAAAATTATGATTAATGAAATATTAATGGTAAATCGTAAGCTAAATAAGCAGGCACAGATAATTTCAATAGAAACAGTTATATGTGATGATAATGAACAAAATACATTAACACTTCAAGATATAATTCCAGCATCAAAAGATACTATGGATGAAGTAATTAGTTCAATTATCATAGAAGAAATTTTGAATTTATCTCAAAAGCTATCATCGAATAAACGTGAAGTTTTTAGATTGTACCTACTCGGAATAAAACAAAAAGATATTGGAGAAAGACTAAATTTAAGCCAATCTTATGTTGCTAGATTGATTAAAAAAATATGTATGGAGTTAAAAGTTGCTTATGAAAAGGGAGCTTGAATTATAAATTAATATTTAAAGATACAGGAACAGGAGGCGTGATTAAAAGTGATAATATCAGTTGCAAACAGTAGAACTTCGAAGTATTGGAAACCTATAAATGTGTCTTGGGATGAATTTGTAGAGAAAGTTAAATTAACTATAAGAACTGCTGAAACTGTAGAAGAATATAAAAAACTTTCAAAGGGAAAACAAGATGAAATAAAAGATGTTGGAGGATTTGTTGGAGGGAAGCTTAAAGATGGTAAGCGTAAGAATGGTTATGTTGAATATAGGACAATGTTAACTCTTGATATGGATTATGCAGAACCTGAACTTTGGGAGCAAATTACTTTATTTTATGATTTTACTTGCTGCATTTATTCAACTCATAAACACACATCAGAAAAACCAAGACTTAGATTAATAATACCTTTATCAAGAAATGTTACAGCAGATGAATACATGGCTATAGGTAGAATGGTAGCTTCAGATATTGGTATAGAACAATTTGATGATACTACTTATGAACCAACAAGATTGATGTATTGGCCATCAACTTCAAGTAATGGAGATTTTGTTTTTGAAAAGCAAGATGGTATTCTTTTAGATCCAGATAAGATACTTTCAAGATATAAAGATTGGCATGATAGCAGTAAATGGCCCGTTTCTTCAAGGCAGACAAGTATAGTAAAACACAGCATGACTAAACAAGCTGACCCATTAGAAAAGGACGGTTTAATTGGAGTGTTTTGTAGAACTTATGCCATCAGAGATGCTATTGATAAATTTCTATATGATGTTTATAAGCCAAGTTCACTTGAAGGCAGATATGATTATATTCAAGCTGATTCAACTGCTGGTGTACTTATTTATGATGATAAGTTTACATTTTCACATCATGCTACAGATCCTGCTTGCAGTAAGTTATGCAATGCTTTTGATTTAGTGAGAATTCATAAATTTGGAGAGTTAGATGGAAAAGTAGAAGAAGATATCTTGCCTTCAAAACTTCCATCATTTAAAGCAATGCAAGAGTTTTGTATAGCAGATGAAAATGTTAAAAAGCAACTAGCAAAGGAGCGGATGGAGGAAGCTTCAAAGGATTTCTCAACTACTGGTGATGAGGAATGGCAGACAAGGCTTGAAGTTAGCAAAAAAGGAGAAGTTCTTAATACACTAAAAAATTTAATTACAATCTTAGAATATGATCCTAAATTAAAATCAATAGCATTCAATCAACTTAGTGATGGTATGGAGATTAAAGGTGAAGTTCCATGGCAACATCCATCAAAGTTTTGGAGGGATGCAGATGATGCACAGCTTATTTCATATATAGATTTAGCTTATGGAAACTTTTCAGCTAGAAATTATGATATTGCAGTATCAAAAGTAGCAGATGATAGATCGTATCATCCTATTAAAGAATTTTTGGCAGCACTTCCAGAGTGGGATGGAGTCAAAAGGGCTGATACCATTTTAGTTGATTACTTAGGTGCCAATGATAATTCATATGTTAGAGCAGTAACAAGAAAAACACTGTGTGCAGCTATAGCAAGAGTTATGAAGCCAGGATGTAAATTTGATACAATTTTAGTTTTATGCGGACCACAAGGAAAAGGAAAGAGTACGTTAATTTCGAGGCTTAGTGGAGAATGGTTCAGTGATAGCATGCATTTATCTGAAACAAAGGATAAGACCGCAGCAGAAAAGCTTCAAGGATATTGGATTTTGGAAATAGGAGAACTTGCCGGTCTGAAAAAAGCTGAAGTTGAAACTTTAAGAGGTTTTTTATCAAGGCAGAATGATATTTATAGAGCTAGCTTTGGAAGACGAGCTACTCCACATCCAAGGCAATGTATATTTATTGGAACAACTAATGCAGAAAATGGATATTTAAGAGATACAACAGGCAATAGACGTTTTTGGCCAGTTAAAACTCCAGGAGATGGCGCAAAGGCATCGTGGAATATAACTAATGAAGAAGTTCAGCAGATATGGGCGGAGATTTTAGTTTACTATGAAGCAGATGAAACCTTATATCTTGATAAAGATACTGCATTAATCGCGGAAAAAGAACAACGTGAAGCAATGGAAGGTGATGATAGAATTGGCATGGTTCAGGATTATCTTGATGTTTTATTACCTATAAACTGGGATAAAATGAGCCTTTATGAAAGGAGAAATTTCATAAATGACTGTGAATTTGAAGGAAGTAAAGCCGTTGGTGTAGATAAGCGTCAGCGTGTTTGTAATATGGAAATATGGTGTGAGTGCTTTGGAAAAGAAAGAGGAAATTTTAAAAGACAGGATGCAAATGATATCGCAACTATTATGGCAAAAATTGATGGTTGGGGCAAATCAGAAGGAAAAATGAAATTTAAAATTTATGGAGTTGTTAATGGATATATAAGAGTTGCAAATGATGATTTTTAAAAGCAACTCATGGGGAAACTAGCAACTAAATTTTAGTTGCTAGTTGCTATAAAAGTAGCAGAAAAACGAGCTGTTTGGCAAACACCCCAAAGACATATAGCGTAAGGCTTTAAATAAGATTAGTTGCTATGGTTGTTTATTACTACTATATATTATTATTTTATATAAATATATAGATAAATACAGGTATAACACGTATTCGCCCATACACGCGTGAGAGAGAAATTAGAGCAACATAAAGGAGGAATGATTTAATGTCATTTTATGAATGGTGTATAGAGAAATATTATGAGGAGGATAGTCCAAAAGGAGATTTGGCAGCAGATATAAAAAATGATGTTCAATTTCCAAAAGAGTCTATATCCAAAATTGAAATAGAAGTTTACTTAATGTCAAAAAAAGCATGTGACGAATCAATAAAAATTTTTAGGAGGCTGTATGAGAGAGAGTACATTAGAGAAATTGTTTGTAAAAGAAGTTAAAAATCATGGAGGGTTAGCCTTAAAATTTGTATCACCTGGAATGACAGGAGTCCCAGATAGAATTGTTTTGTTGCCGCATGGAGTAATTGCTTTTATTGAACTTAAAGCACCAGGAAAGAAAATGCGACCTATTCAAATAAAGAGAAAAGGACAATTGGAATCATTAGGTTTTAAGGTATATTGCATAGATAACAAAGAACAGATTGGAGGTATACTTGATGCAATTGAAAAGAGATGATATTCATGAATATCAAAACTATTGCACTGAAAAGATTATAAATAATCCTATGTTTGCACTTTTACTGGATATGGGTTTAGGCAAAAGCGTTATAACTTTAACAGCTATTTGGGATTTAATCTTTGATTATTTCGAAGTTTCAAAAGTTCTTATAATTGCGCCACTTAGAGTAGCAAGAGATACCTGGAGCAAAGAGTGTGAAAAGTGGGAGCATTTAAACGGACTTAGGATTTCAAAGATCCTTGGAACTGAAAAAGAAAGAAGAGCAGCAGTGGGTAGAAATGCTGATATTTATATTATAAATCGTGAAAATGTAGAGTGGTTATGTGCAAATTATAAATTTGATTTTGACATGGTAGTAATTGATGAACTTAGTTCTTTTAAGTCTCACCAGTCAAAAAGGTTTAAAGCACTTAGAAAAGTAAGACCTAGTGTTAAAAGAATAGTTGGACTTACAGGAACTCCAGCACCAAATAGCTTAATAGATTTATGGAGTCAGATAAATTTACTCGATATGGGAGAAAGACTTGGAAGATTTATTGGTGGATATAGAGAAAGATACTTTACACCAGATAAAAGAAACAGAGAAGTTGTATTTTCTTATAAACCAAAAGAAGGTGCAGAAGATTCAATATATAAAAAAATAAGTGATATCTGCATTAGCATGAAAGCACTTGATTATTTAGATATGCCAGAGTGTATTTTTAACAAGGTTGAAGTTCAAATGGATGACAAAGAAGAAAAACTTTATACAAAATTAGAAGCAGAGATGCTACTTTCTTTTGATGAAGGAGATATAGATGCAGTTAATGCAGCAGCTCTTTCAAATAAGTTACTTCAAATGGCGAACGGAGCTGTCTATGATGAAAATGGAAAAGTTAAGGTAATACATGATAAAAAGTTAGATGTTTTAGAAGATCTAATTGAAGGAGCAAATGGAAAACCTGTACTTGTGTTTTATGGATACAAGCATGATAAAGATAGAATTGTTAAAAGATTTAATGCAGAAGAAATTAATACTTCTGAGGATATAACAAAATGGAATAATGGAGAAATTAAAGTAGCAATTGTTCATCCAGCTTCAGCAGGTCATGGATTAAATCTTCAAGCAGGTGGATCAACATCAATATGGTTTGGACTTAATTGGAGTTTAGAACTTTACCAACAAGCTAATGCAAGACTTTGGAGACAAGGACAAAAAGATACAGTTGTTATTCATCACATTATAACAAAAGGAACAGTTGATGAGGATGTGATGAAAGCTCTTGAAAGAAAAGATGTAGGACAGGCTTCGTTAATTGAAGCTGTAAAAGTGAGAGTTGGAGGTGTTAGAAATGAAAATTTATAGAAATAGCATTATAATGGTCGACTTTGGGGAATTACAAGGTTCTGTTCAAAAAGGAATAAGACCAGGAGTAGTTATTCAAAATGACATTGGAAATAAATATTCTACAACCACAATAGTTGTACCAATAACAGGGAGAATAAAAAAGACTCTTCCAACACACCATGAATTATCTTCTAAAAATTATTGTTGTTTAAAATGTGATAGCACAATTTTAGCAGAGCAAGTAATAACAATATCAAAAGAACAGATTTTAGATATAATTGGACATCTTAGAGACGAGGATGAGTTTAAATTAAATGAAATTTTAGCAATAAGTATGAACATAAAGACTACTGAAATATAAGTATTGGAGGGATTAAAATTATGAAAATAAATAATTTTTGTATAGGCCAGACTAAAAACAATGGATGTAAAAAACTTACTGTGGATAAATGTATAGGAGAATCTTGTTCCTTTGCACAGAATAAAGAACAAGTGGATGCTTCTAAAAAAAGGTCTTTTGAAAGATTGACAAATCTTAGCCAAGAACGTCAAAGTCATATTGCAGAAAAGTATTATGGCGGGAAAATGCCTTGGCTTAAAGGTGGTGTTTAGTATGACTTCAAAAGAATATTTGGCACAAGCCTATCGCATTGATCAGAGAATAAATAGTAAACTTGAACAGATTGTTTCACTTCGTGATTTATCTACTAAAGCAACTTCAACATTAAGTGATTCACCTCCAAGTGGTACTCGTAATGTGCATTCTATGGAGGGTATTATAGTAAAGATGATTGATTTAGAAAAGGAAATTAATCATGATATTGATACACTTGTGGATTTAAAGCGAGAAATAATGTCTATTATAAAAAAGATTAACAACCCAGAACAACAAACTCTTTTAGAACTTCGTTACCTTTGTTTTAAAACTTGGGAGCAAATTGCTGTAGATATGGGATATAGTTCTCAACATATTTTTCGACTCCACGATAAGATACTAAAAGGAATTGTTATTCCCAAAGATGAGAGTAAATGTGATTGAATGAGAGTATGAAAAATTGATATTATTATAATAGAGAAAATGAAGATAGTTAAGAAGTCATTACAGTAAAAATTGTAGTGGCTTTTTTAATACAATGGAGTTGAGTTATATGCCAAATAAACCATTAAAACCTTGTAAGCATTCAGGTTGTCCTAAACTTACCGAAGGAAAATACTGTGATGAACACAAAGGATTTCATGTGAGAGATAGAGCAAATGCAAGTAGGCGTGGTTATGATAGCAGATGGAGAACAGCTAGAAATAAATTTTTAAAAGCTAATCCTTTGTGTGTTAAATGCAATGAGGAAGGTAGACTAACGAAGGCAACTGTTGTTGATCATATCAAACCACACCGAGGAGATAAAAATTTGTTTTGGGATGAAAGTAATTGGCAATCACTTTGTAAGAGTTGTCATGATGTAAAGACAATGACTGAAGATAGATATGAAGAATATAAATATAATTTTTAAAAGTAGAAAAGATGATTTTTTAGATGGTAGGGGGTATCAAATCTCTAAAGAGGACATGCTAAGGACCGCCGCCCCCTCTCGCGTGAATTTTCGCAGAATTAAGCAAGGGGGGTACTAGAAAATCGCAAAATAGAAAGTTTAAAGCAAGTAGCTACAAGTGTTTGTGGTTATTTTTTTATTGCCAAAAAGTTGAGAGAAAGGAGCAATTCATATGACTGTTGACCAAAAAGAAAAAATAAGAGAATTAAGATTAAAAGGCATGGGATATAAAGGAATTGCAAATCTTTTAGGATTATCAAGAGATAGTGTTAGAGGATTTTGCAAGCGTAATAATCTTGATGGAAGTTCATGTGTTGTTGCTCTTAACTTTGAAGAAAAGAAAAAAAGAAATTTGTTGTGTGCCTGTTGTGAAAAGCCTATAAAACAAAAAATAAAGGGCAGGATAAGAAGATTTTGTAGTGATGAGTGCAGAAGAAAGTGGTGGAATGAAAATCAAGGTGAAAGAAATAAAAGTGAAGCTGCTACTTATAAATTTACATGTCCTTACTGTGGTAAAAAGTTTACTGCTTATGGAAATAAGAAACGTAAATATTGTAGCCACAATTGTTATATAAAAGATAGGTTCTGGAGGGAAGAAGATGGAGTTTAAGAAGTTAAAAATAAATGAATTAATACCGGCTGAGTATAATCCAAGAAAGAAATTAAAGCCTGGAGACAGTGAATTTGAAAAAATAAAAAATAGCATAAATGAATTTGGATATGTAGACCCTGTTATTGTGAATAAAGATATGACCGTAATTGGAGGTCATCAAAGAATATCTGTACTAAAAACTTTAGGATTTACTGAAATAGACTGTGTAATTATTGATGTTGATAAGACTAAAGAAAAAGCATTAAATATTGCTCTAAATAAAATTAGTGGTGAATGGAATAAAGAATTACTTGTTGATTTAATTAAGGATTTACAATCTTTAGATTACGATACATCATTTACAGGATTTGACCCACCAGAAATTGATGAATTATTTAATGAACTTCATCCTAAAGGTGTTAAAGAAGATGGTTTTGATGAAGCTCCACCAGAAATACCAATTACAAAACAAGGTGATATTTGGTTATTGGGAAGACATAGATTAATCTGTAGTGACAGTACAAAACTTGAAACTTATGAAAAATTAATGGATGGCAAGAAGGCAAATTTAGTTGTAACTGACCCACCCTATAATGTTTCATATGAAAGTATTGCTGGTACAATTCAAAATGATAATATGGATGATAAAAAATTCTATGAGTTTCTGCTTAATGCCTACAAATGTATGTATGAAAGTCTTGCAGATGGTGGTTCAATTTATGTATTCCATGCAGATAGGGAAACAGTTAATTTTAGAGTAGCCTTTAAAGATGCAGGATTCTTCTGCCATCAAACTTGTATTTGGGTAAAGAACTCACCAGTGCTAGGTAGATGTGATTATCAATATAATCATGAACCAGTACTTGTAGGTTGGAAGCCTACTGCTGGACATAAATTTTATGCAGATAGAAAACAAAGAACTACTTGGAATTTTGATAGACCTACAAAATCAAAGTACCATCCAACAATGAAGCCAATAGCTTTAGTAGCTTACCCAATAATAAATTCAAGTTTAACAAATTCTATTGTGCTAGATCCTTTTGGTGGCAGCGGTTCAACGTTAATTGCTTGTGAGCAGACAGATAGAATTTGCCATACCATAGAACTTGATGAAAAGTATGCTGATGTTATCGTTAAAAGATATATTGAACAGGTTAATTCTGATAAAGATGTATTTCTTTTAAGAGATGGGCAGAAAACAAGGTATAGAGAACTTGAAAAGGAACATGAGAAGTAACTATAAAAGTGATTTTTCTAATGAGATTACGAGAGGAATATTGTCATTAAAATCCTGTGTTTTTTCAGCAGATATAACTGGATAAGTGGCTCTGACAGAGGTAATATGTACACTACCAAAAGGTAATAAACACACTTTGAAAGGAGCACAAACAAAAATGAAAAATCAAACAATGGGTGTAGAAATTGAAATGACAGGTATTACTAGAGAAAAAGCTGCAGAGGTTGTTTCTAAGGTTTTAAATGGAAGGAGTGAAAGAACCTTTGATAGCTACGATACCTACAAAGTAATAACACCAAACAATAAGGTTTGGCAAATAATGAGTGATGCGAGTATTCACACAATGAAAAATCAAAAAGGAAAACTTGTCTCAGCCGACAGAAGCTACAGTGTTGAATTGGTTACACCAATTTTAAAGTATGATGAGGATATTAAAACATTGCAAGAACTTATCAGACAGCTTAGACACTCAGGAGCAGTTAGTGAGAGCAGGCTACAATGCGGAATTCACATTCATATAGGAGCAAAAGAACATACTCCAAATACTTTGAAGAACTTAGTTAACCTTATGGCTTCAAAAGAAGATTTGATTTACAAAAGTCTTGAGATAGATCCAGCAAGGGTTAGGTATTGTCAAAAAGTTAATGAGAATTTGATTGAAACTATAAGTAAGAAAAAGCCAAAAACATTAAAGCAACTTGCAGATATTTGGTACAGCGATTATGGTGTTGAAAATAGAGAACGCCATTACCATACAAGCAGATATCATGGGCTTAATTTACACAGTACTTTTACAAAAGGAACTATTGAATTTAGACTTTTCAATGGAACCTTGCACGCAGGTAAAATTAGAAGTTACATAGTTTTCTGCTTAGCAATAAGCCATCAAGCATTAAACCAAAAGAGTGCAAGTGCAAAACGCACTCATACAGATAATGAAAAATATACATTTAGATGTTGGCTTCTTAGACTTGGACTTATAGGAGATGAGTTCAAAAATTGCAGACAACACTTAATGAAAGCACTTGATGGAAATTCAGCTTGGAGAACACCAAGAATTGCTTGAAACTAAAATATTAATTCACAGGGGAGTAGACTTCCCTGTGGAAAACTACAAGAAGGAGAAATGAAAAAGTGGATAAGAAAGTAAAATTATATGTTGCATATGGTTCAAATATGAACTTAGAGCAGATGAGTCATAGATGTCCTAAAGCTAAAGTTGTAGGAACAGGAATTCTTAAAGATTACAAGTTAACATTTAGAGGACGATATAAAGGTGTTGCAAATATAGAGCCTTGCAATGATAAATCAGTACCTATTGTTTTATGGGAAACAACTGAGGAGTGTGAAAGAGCACTTGATTTGTATGAGGGATATCCTAATTTTTATATAAAGAAAGATATTGAAGTTACAGTAGGTGATGAATCTAAAACAGCTATGGTTTATGTTATGACTAAGGAATATACAAATCTGGTAGCAGCACCTACAGAATATTATTTTAATGTAATAGCAAGAGGTTACTCTGATAATGCAATTGATTTGAAACCTCTGGAAATTGCATATTCAGAATGTTTATCTCAACTAAGATAGTAAAGAAAATTAAGAGCTTACTAAAAAAGTAGGCTCTTTTCTTATAATAAATTTTAAAGATTGGAGGTGAAACCTATGGCACAAAGAGGAAGAAAGCCAAAGCCAACAGCAGTAAAAGAACTTGAAGGAAATCCAGGAAAAAGACAACTTAATGAATTAGAACCAAAGCCTAAGAAGAAAGCACCAAAATGTCCAGTATGGCTTGATACAGAAGCTAAAAAAGAATGGAGAAGAGTAGCAAAACAACTTGAAGAACTTGGAGTATTAACAGAAGTTGATATGGCAGCATTCGCAGGATATTGTGAAGCTTATGCACGTTGGAAGGAAGCAGAAGAATTTATATCAAAGCATGGAACAATTGTAAAAACACCAAGTGGTTATTGGCAACAGGTGCCACAGGTATCAATTGCACAAACTTATCTTAAAATTATGGTTAAATTCTGTGAACAGTTTGGTCTTACACCATCTTCAAGAAGCAGGATTGTTGCAGATAAAGGTTCAAATGAAGTATATGATCCTATGGAAATGATGCTAAGGGGAGAGATGAAATAATGTATGATGAAGCAAAAGCAAAGAGAGCTGTTAATTTTATAAATTGCTTAAAGCATACAAAAGGTCAGTGGAGAGGTATGCCCTTTGATTTACTTCCTTGGCAGGAGAAAATTATTAAAGATATATTTGGAAATGTAAAAGAAAATGGATATAGGCAGTACAATACAGCCTATATAGAAATCCCAAAGAAAAATGGAAAGAGTGAACTTGCAGCAGCAGTAGCATTACTTATGACATGTGGTGATAATGAATGGGGCGCAGAAGTTTATGGCTGTGCTTCAGATAGACAACAAGCATCGATTGTATTTGATGTAGCTGTCAACATGGTTGATCAATGTCCAGCTTTAAAGAAACGTATTAAACCAATTCTTTCAACAAAAAGATTAGTGTATAAACCAACAAATAGCTATTATCAAGTATTATCTGCAGAAGCATACACAAAGCATGGATTAAACGTTCATTCGATTATCTATGATGAGTTGCATTCAACACCAAGCAGAGAGCTATTTGATGTAATGACTAAAGGTTCAGGTGATGCAAGATTACAGCCATTATTTTTTCTAATAACTACAGCAGGTACAGATAGAAATTCTATATGCTTTGAGCAGCACCAAAAGGCCTTAGATATACTTGAAGGTAGAAAAAAAGATCCAACATTTTATCCTGTTATTTATGGAATAGATGATAAAGATGATTGGGGATCAGAAGTAAATTGGTATAAGGCAAATCCATCATTAGGGCATACCATTGATATAGAAAAGGTTAGAAATGCTTATAATAGTGCAAGAGAAAATCCAGCTGAAGAAAATATATTCAGACAGCTAAGATTAAATCAATGGGTAAAGCAATCTACTCGTTGGATGCAGATGGATAAATGGGACGAATGTGATTTTAATATAGATATAGATTTATTAAGAGGCAGAGAATGTTATGGAGGACTTGATCTTTCAAGTACTACAGATATCACTGCTTTTGTTTTAGTTTTTCCTCCAAGAACATCAGATGAAAGATATATAGTACTTCCTTATTTTTGGATACCAGAAGATAATCTAAAGCTTAGAGTGAGAAGAGATCATGTGCCATATGATGTGTGGGAGAAACAAGGTTTTATAAAAACTACTGAAGGAAATGTTGTTCACTATGGATTTATAGAAACTTTTATTGAAGAACTAGGTACAAAATATCATGTTAAAGAAATAGCATTTGACAGGTGGGGAGCTGTACAAATGATACAAAATCTTGAAGGTATGGGCTTTACAGTAGTTCCTTTTGGACAAGGATATAAAGATATGTCACCACCATCTAAAGAATTAATGAAGTTAACTCTTGAAAAGAAAATAGCACATGGAGGTAATCCCGTGCTTAGATGGATGATGGATAATATTTTTATTAAACAAGATCCAGCTGGAAATATTAAGCCTGATAAAGAGAAAAGTACAGAGAAAATTGATGGAGCTGTTGCTTTGATAATGGCATTGGATAGAGCTATAAGAAATCAAGGTGGTTGTGGTAGCATTTATGATGAGAGAGGTATTTTAATATTATAGGCAGAAACATAGTGGTGATAAGATAACTTTTATTTGAGTAATATTAAATCGTGAGGAATCGTTACGAAAAAAGTTGACAGGATAATTATGGGTATGATATATTAAACGTAAGGAATCGTAACGAATCATAATGATTAAATAAGGGGGAGAAAAAATGAATATTTTTCAAATGAAAACAAAGCCACATGGAATTGAAAGAATTAGAGAATTTATTGATGAGAAGTTCGTATGCATTGGGTGGCCTGGGATAGGAAATTTAGAACAAATGAACAAGGACAAGATACGTGATAAATTGGAACAAACATATGGTTATACTGGTCATAGACTTGGAAATGCGCTTGGACAGGTAAATACATTTGTAAATACTATGAAAACAGGAGATGTGGTATTAATCACTGAAAAAAACTTGGTTTATATTGGCATAGTAGGAGATTACACATATGAACAACAGTATGACAACGATAAAGATGGAGCGTGCCATAGAAGAAGTGTGGAATGGCTTAATAAAGTTCTATTTACTAATCTTGAAAGTAGCATTCAAAGGCTTGTAAGCAACCGAAATACTATATGTCAATATCCAGAATTGATTGAGGAATCAGTGTTGGAAAAGATTCTAGGTAAACAGCCATCAGTAAATAAAGAAGATTCAGAAAAACTAGATAGCTTGTTTCGAGATGCTTTAACGATATTGGAACAGGAATTAAAATCGGAAGATCCAGAACGTAGACTTAAAGCAGCTACAGAACTAATAAAGTTAAAAAACAATTAATAAATAAAGGGGATATGAATATGACAAAAGAACAAGAACTCATGCAATATCTTCATAATAAAGTTTTTGATCCAATATTAAATTCTACAACAGTTTCTTCAAAAATAAAAAGTGGTGTAAATCTAACGATTGCAAGAATGAATAGATTAAGTGCAGAAAAAATGGTTCAGTATTTTTGGTCTGCTCTAGCAACTGAAAATGCAATTACATTTTCTAAACACATGAAAGCTGAAGGCGTAAAACGTTTTGAGGATGTTATGGAAGAGTTTAGGGATAAATTCAATGATAGCTGGATAAGAAAATAGGTGGATATTATGAATTACAGAGTAAAAATAGAAGAGGCAAGTGGATTAGTTGAAGATATTATATCTAATGAAAAATATTATTTTGAAGACTTAGTACCATCTAAATTAGAGGAAGATTTAGCGGTTGTCTATGCCATTGTTGATAAAAATACATTAGAAACACTTTATGTAGGTAGAACAAAAAAATTAAGACGCAGATTATATACTAATCATTTGCAAGGTAATAAATCTACAGCTAGGCTTAAGAAATATATTGTTGAAGATGAAATAAATTATCCTAATATTAATACTTATGATGATGCGAAACAGTGGATTAAAAATAATTGCTATTTTCAATATATTAATATTGAAGATTCAAGAGAAAGAGGTCATGTTGAAGGTCTATTAGGGTTTTTACTTGATTCAAGATATATAGAAGATGAACATTAAGCAATAAAATTTAAGCATCTCAATTGAGGTGCTTTTTTCATACCCATTTTTAGGAGGTAAACATAATGAAAATACCAATAATATCAAAGCTAAAAGAATCTAGAGCAGGACCTAAAAATAGTTTATGGGGAAATACTTATAGTTTCTTCTTTGGAAGTACTACAAGTGGAAAAACAGTAAACGAAAGAACCGCAATGCAAACTACAGCAGTTTATGCTTGTGTTAGAATACTTGCTGAAACAATAGCGTCACTTCCACTGCATACTTATAAATACACTGAAACAGGTAAAGAAAAAGCCATGGAACATCAATTATATAATCTTCTTGCTGATGAACCAAATCCAGAGATGACTTCATTTGTGTTTAGGGAAACACTTATGAGTCATCTTTTATTATGGGGAAATGCATATGCACAGATAATTAGAGATGGAAGAGGAAATATTATAGGTTTATATCCTTTGTTACCTAATAAAATGAGTGTTAATAGAGCAAGTAATGGAGAAATCTACTATATTTACTCAAGATATTCAGATGAAAATCCTAATATAGAGGGGTATGGTCAAGTATATCTGCAAAATTATGAGGTACTTCATATTCCAGGTCTAGGATTTGATGGATTAGTTGGGTATTCACCAATAGCTATGGCTAAGAATGCGGTTGGAATGTCCATTGCCTGTGAAGAATATGGAGCTAGTTTTTTTGCAAATGGAGCTAATCCAGGTGGAGTATTAGAACATCCAGGAGTAGTTAAAGATCCTGCAAGAGTTAGAGATAGCTGGAATTCAGTATATCAAGGCACAGGAAATGCACATAAAGTTGCAGTTCTTGAAGAAGGCATGAAATTTCAAAGTATAGGAATACCACCGGAACAAGCACAGTTTTTAGAGACGAGAAAATTTCAGATTAATGAAATTGCTCGTCTTTTTCGCATACCTCCACATATGGTTGGAGATTTAGATAAATCAAGTTTTTCTAATATAGAGCAGCAGAGTCTTGAATTTGTTAAGTACACTTTAGATCCTTGGGTAATTAGATGGGAGCAAGCAATGAAAAAAGCTTTATTATTACCTGGTGAAAAGAAGGATTATTTCATTAAGTTCAATGTAGATGGATTACTAAGAGGTGATTATCAAAGTAGAATGAATGGTTATTCGATTGGAAGACAGAATGGTTGGTTATCAAGTAATGATATTCGAGAACTTGAAAATCTTAATAAAATACCAGAAGAGCTTGGAGGAGATTTATATTTAATCAATGGAAACATGACAAAACTTGCGGATGCAGGTGCATTTGCAAATAAAAATACTATAGGATTGGAGGAAAGATAATGAAGTTTTGGAACTGGGTAAAGAATGAAGCGGGTAGAACATTATATTTTGATGGATACATTGCACAGGACAGTTGGTTTGATGATGAAATTTCTCCAAAGCAGTTTAAGGCAGAACTTAATGCTTCAGAAGGGGATGTTATAGTGTGGCTTAATTCTCCAGGTGGAGATGTATTTGCTGCAAGTCAGATTTACAACATGTTAAAAGAATATAAAGGTAAAGTAACAGTGAAGATTGATGGAATAGCAGCCAGTGCAGCTTCAGTTATTGCTATGGCAGGGAACCAAATATTAATGTCTCCAGTTGCAATGATGATGATTCATAATCCAGCTACAGTTATTTTTGGAGAAGCTTCAGATTTACAAAGTGGAATCGATATGCTTTCAGAAGTTAAAGAAAGTATAGTTAATGCCTATGAGCAAAAAACTGGACTTCCAAGAAATAAGATATCAAAAATGATGGATGCAGAAACTTGGTTTAGTGCTCAAAAAGCTGTAGAGCTTGGGTTTGCTGATAAAGTTTTGTATGAGGATAATCAAGAAGAAACTACAGAAGGTTTTATTTTTGATAAAGTAACAGTAACCAATGCACTAATGAGAAAAATACCAAAGCAAAAACAAACACAGCCTAAAGCAGAGGAAAAAGGAATACCTCATGAGCAATTATTAACCAGACTTAATCTTATAAAATAATAAATTGGAGGAATGTATATGAGTAAAATATTAGAACTTAGAGAAAAAAGAGCAAAACTATGGGATAGTACAAAGGCTTTCTTAGATAGTAAAAGAAATGATAATGGATTATTATCAGCTGAGGATACTTCAACTTATGAAAAGATGGAAGCTGATGTTGTGAATTTAGGGAAGGAAATTGATAGATTAGAGAGGCAGGCAGTACTTGATTTAGAGCTTTCAAAGCCAACTTCAAGCATAATTAGAAATAACCCTAATGGAAATATTGGAGAAGAAAAAACAGGTAGAGCATCAAATGAATATAAAAGTGCATTTTGGAAGACTATGAGAAACAAAAATAGTTTTGAAGTTCAAAATGCTTTGCAAATTGGCACTGATAGTGAAGGAGGATTTCTTGCACCAGATGAGTTTGAAAAAACACTTATTGAAAGTCTAGAAGAGCAAAATATATTTAGACAACTTGCCAATATAGTCACTACATCTTCAGGAGATAAAAAAATACCAGTTGTTGCAACTAAGGGAACAGCATCATGGGTTGATGAAGAGGGTGTTATACCAGAGTCAGATGATTCATTTGGACAAGTATCAATTGGAGCATATAAATTAGCTACTATGATTAAGGTTTCTGAGGAACTTCTTAATGATAGTATTTTTAATTTGGAGAGTTATATAGCAAAAGAATTTGCCAGAAGAATTGGTGCAAAAGAAGAGGAAGCTTTCTTTATAGGTGATGGAATAGGAAAGCCTACAGGAGTATTTAATGCAACAGGTGGAGCAGAGCTTGGAGTTACAGCAGCAGGAGTTACAGCCATAACTCTTGATGAAATTATGGATCTATTTTATTCATTAAAATCACCATATAGAAAAAATGCTATATTTACTATGAATGATTCAACAGTAAAAGCTATTAGAAAACTTAAGGATGGAAATGGCCAATATATTTGGCAGCCATCACTAACAGCTGGAACACCTGACACAATTTTAAATAGACCAGTAAGGACATCAGCATATATACCAGCATTAGGATCAGCAGCTAAGACAATTGCATTTGGTGATTTTAGTTATTATTGGGTAGCTGATAGACAAGGTAGATCATTCCAAAGATTAAATGAACTTTATGCAGCAACAGGACAAGTAGGGTTTAAGGCAACACAAAGAGTTGATGGTAAGCTAATACTTCCTGAAGCTATTAAAGTTTTACAAATGAAAGTTTAGTATAAAATTCCGGAGGTGAGTGTGTGATAATTTCATTGGAGGAGGCTAAATTATTTTTAAGAGTTGATGGTGATGAAGAAAATACACTCATCACCCAATTTATAGTTAGTGCAGAAGATATATGTGAAGGAATTTTAAGATATTCTTTATCAGAATTTACTATAGTGCCAGAAACAGTTAAGCAAGCAGTTATTTATGGAGTCTCTAATATGTATGAACAGCGTGAAACCCTTGATGTGAAATCGGTTATTGAAACTATGACAAGGCTTTTGTTTTCTTATCGAAGGGAAAGTTGGTGATGTGGTGGCTATAGGAGATTTAAGACATAGAATAACGTTTCAAAAATTTACAACAGTAGTAAATGAAAATGGATTTGAAGAGGAGGCATGGCAAGATTATAAAACAGTGTGGGCATCAGTTTCTAATTTATCTGGTAGAGAATATTATCAAGCTGCGGCAATTCAAGCAGAGAAAACAGTAAAGTTTTTAATAAGGTATATTGAAGACATAGATACATCAATAAGAATTTTATTTAAGGATAAACAATACAATATAACTTCAATTGATAATGTGAAATATTCAAATAAGTACATTGAAATAAAAGCATTGGAGGTGGAGAGCAGTGGCTGATATTGAACTTACAGGAGTTGATGAGATATTAAATAAACTTCAGCAAATTGGTACAAACATTAGCAGATTAGAAAACAAAGCATTAAAAAATGCAGCAGAGCCTGTACTTGAAGATGCAAAAGTGACAAATGCATTTAATGATAGAAGTGGCAGACTTAGAAAAGGTCTTAAGATAAGCAATATAAAAAATAAAGAAGGAATGAAATACGTTCTTGTAGGTGTGGATAAAAGTGATAATTCAAAGATATTTTATGGTAAGTTCTTAGAATTTGGAACTTCTAAAATATCTGCAAGACCATTTTTGCAACCAGCTTACGAGAAAAATAAGGATAATATACAGCAAACTATAGCTAAAACTTTAAAGGAGGGTTTGAAGTGATAAATAAATTAGTAACGGAAGCTTTGAAATCTCTTAAAGTTCCTGTGTCATTTCAAAAATATAGCGGTAAGGAAAGTACGTATATAACTTTTTTTAACTATCTAGAACAAGGAGAGCAGTATGCTGATAATGAAGAAAAAGTTACTGGTTATTATATTCAAGTGGATGTATGGGGGAAAAATGACTATATAGAACTTGTAGAAAAGGTAAAAGATCAGATGAGAGCTGCAGGGTTTATAAGAACTTTTGCAGCTGATTTATTTGAGGAAGATACTAAAATATATCACAAAGCAATGAGATTTTTTATACAAATGGAATGGAGGAAATAGTTTATGTCAGGAATAATTAGTAGTGCTCCAGTGGGAGTAGAGAATTTAGTGTATGCAATTTTAACAGATGAACAAACCCCAACTTATGGTACACCAGCATTAGTTTCACCAGCAATAAATGTAAAAATAAATCCAAAGAGCAATTCAGAGACATTGTATGCTGATAATAGAGCAGTGGAGACAGTATCAAATTTAGGTGAAGTAGATGTAGAAATTGAAACTCAAGATTTACCATTAGAAGTTCAAGCAGCACTTCTTGGACATAAATTGGATTCAACAAGTAAAGTTATGAGTTATGAAGCTGATGATATGGCACCTTATATAGCCATAGGCTTTAAGGTGAAAAAAGGCAATGGAAAGTATAGATATGTTTGGCTTCTTAAAGGTAAATTCAGTGAACCAGAAGAGGAACATTCAACACAGGAAGATAAAACAAAATTTCAAACACCAAAACTTAAAGGTACTTTCCTTACAAGAGCAGATGGTAAATGGAAGTATACTGCGGATGAAGATAGCGGCTTTACTGGTGGATCTACTTGGTTTACAAACGTGTATGCTCCAGCAGTTTAGTTACAAATTTTAATATGATTGGGGGGAATAAAAGTTGGAAATATCACTAAATAATAAGACTTATGTTATGCCTAAAGTTAAAACAAGAATGCTTAGAAAGGCTATTGAGATAAATGAAAATATAGATTTTAATAATTTAAGAACTAAGGATCTAGATGGTTTGGTTGATTTTGTAGTAGATCTTTATGGTAATAAATTCAGCAGAGATGATTTTTATGATGGTCTTGATGCAGATAAACTTATAGAAACTTTAAATAATAGCATAAATGGCATAGTAGGAACTATGGGCAATAAATTAAATGAGTTCCCAAACAAGTAAGCGGAGAAGCACAAGAAAAGCTATCTCCGCTTGATTTTATTAAAGAAATTTATTCAAGGCTTCTAGAGCAAGGATGGACTTTAAATGATATTGATGCAATGGATATATTTTATTATTTTGATATTTTGATTTACAGAGCCAATAAAGAATATAAGCAGAATTTAAATAATGTATTAAATATATTATAAGAAATTTATCATAGGGAGGTGGTGAGAGAGTGGCAGAAGAACTTGGAAGTTTAGCAGTCAAAATAGGATTAGATTCAAGTGGTTTTCAAAATGGAGTAAGTAGTATTAATAGAAATCTTAGAGTTTTAGATAGTGAGTTTAAAGCTAACACAGCAGCACTTGGAGAAAATGCAAAAGGTCTTGACGGATTGAAATTAAAATCAGAAAGTCTTTCTAAACAAATGGAACTCCAAAAGCAAAAAGTAAGTGTATTGCAAGAAGCTTACACTAAAAGTGCTCAAACAAAAGGCAAAGATAGTGAAGCTACCCAAGCGCTTGAGATAAAACTTAATAAAGCAAAACAAGCTCTCTCACAAATGGAAACAGAACTTTCCAAAGCAAACAAAGAAATTGAAACTCAAAGCAGTAAATGGACTTCTTTAGGAAAAAGTCTTGATGGCATAGGAAGTAAAATGAAAAGCGTTGGTGAAGGATTTAGTAATGCTGGATCTAAGCTTTCGGTAGGTTTAACAGCTCCAATAGCAACACTGGGAGTTGCAAGTGTAAAGTTAGCATCTGATATGAATGAAAGTATGAACAAAGTTGAGGTTGCCTTTGGAGGTGTTAATCAAAAGGTAAAGGATTGGTCAGATACTACTATTAAAAGTTATGGAATTGCAAAAGGAACGGCTTTAGACATGTCTGCCCTTTATGGTGATATGGCAACAAGTATGGGATTAAATCAAGAAGAAGCTGCAAAGATGTCCATGTCTTTAGTAGGACTCGCAGGGGACTTAAGTTCATTTAAAAATATTGATATAAAACAAGCAGAAGATGCTTTAAATGGAATATTTACTGGAGAAACTGAAAGTCTAAAAATGCTAGGTGTAGTTATGACCGATACCAACCTTCAACAATATGCTTATTCAAAGGGGATACAAAAGAAAACTCAAGATATGACTGAAGCTGAAAAAGTTCAACTAAGATATAACTTTGTTTTAGAAAAAACAAAAAATGCACAGGGAGATTTTGAACGTACAGGTGCTGGAACTGCTAATCAGATGAGAGTATTTCAAGAGAGTTTAAAAGAACTTGGTGCTACAATGGGACAAAATATATTGCCAGTAATAACACCTATAATCACTAAATTAAATGAATGGGTGCAGGCTTTTGGAAAGCTAGATCCAGGCATACAGAAAATTATTATTGTAATAGCGGCATTACTTGCAGCTTTAGGACCAGTACTTTCTGTAATAGGTAGCGTTATTACGGTAGGTAGCGGTCTAGTAACTTTGTTTGGAAGCATAAGTACAGCAGTTGCAGGAGCAGGAGGTGCAATGGCACTATTAACTGGACCAGTAGGGATAGCTATAGCTGCAATTACTGCAATAATTGCTGTAGGAGTTCTTTTATATAATAATTGGGACACAATAAAGGCTAAAGCATCAGAGCTTTGGAGCAGCATAGTTTTGACCTTCGAAAATATAAAAATATCAATTTCAAGCGCATGGGAAAGTGTAAAAAATGCAACATTGACTGCTTGGGAAAATTTAAAAAGCACCATAAGTAGTGGACTAGATAATATAAAGAACTTTCTAGAGCCAGCTTTAAACTTCTATAAAACAATATTTCAAAATACCTGGGATATTATAAAGAATATCGTTCTAGGTGCTGTACTTATAGTTCTTGATATAGTTACAGGGAATTTTACAAAGTTAAAATCAGACATAGAAAATATATGGAATAATATTAAAACAGCACTCACAAACATATGGAATGCAATTAAAGAAGTGGCTATAAGTGCTTGGACTAAGTTAAAGGAAAGTGTAGTAAATCTTTGTACCAACATTAAAGAAACAGTACTTAATATATGGAATGGAATTTTAACTTGGTTTTCTGAATTGCCAGGCAAGCTTTATAACTATGGATCATCTATGTTTACAAGTATGAAAGAAGGAATAAGCAGTACCATAGGAAATGTAAAAACTTCTATAGAAAGTGGTATAAATAGTGCATTATCTTTTTTAGCAAGTTTACCAAGCAAGGCTTGGAATTATGGAGCAGACTTTGTTGATGGTATTGTAAGGGGAATTAAATCTGCAATGGGCAAAGTTGAAGATGCAGTAAGTGGGCTTGCAGCTAAAATAAGAAGTTATCTTCACTTTTCAGTTCCAGATGAAGGGCCGCTTACTGATTATGAAAGCTGGATGCCTGATTTCATGTCAGGGCTTGCAGAAGGAATAAATAAAAGTAAGAATGTTGTTTCAGAAGCTATAAAAGGATTATCTTTAGATATGAGTGTAAATACTAAATTAGCAACTATAACAACTCCAATGAATAATCAATCCAATCAAAATGGAAGAACAAACAGTAGTAATGGACTTACACTTCATATAGAAAACTTTATTAATAATACAGAAAAAGATATAGAGCAGTTAGCTTATGAATTAGAATTTTATAGACAAAAAATATCTATGGGAAAAGGAGGAGTTTAGGATGCTTAGTTTTAATTTTGGTAGTAAAAACAGCTATGATGATTTTGGAATTCTAATATCTAAAAGACCAAGCATTCCATCTCCCAAACGTAGAATAAATACAATAAATATTCCGGGAAGAGATTCTAATTTAATATTTGATGAGAAAACTTATGAGGATATAACTTTAAGTGTGGAATGTTCAGTAAAGGATGATCAAAACCTTGCAAATAAGATCGATGATATAAAAGCATGGCTTTTTGAAACAGGACAAAGTGATTTGATATTTAGTTTTCAAGATGATAGAAAATATATTGCTCAAGTGGTAAATTCTATTGATTTTAAACAGACTTGCAAGTATTTTAGTGAGTTTCCTATAGTATTTAATTGTAGGCCATTTAAGTATGTAGTTGAGAATACTATGGTAAATATTATTCAAACAGGAACTAAATTAAGTAGTGTAGGCACTATTGAAAGCGAACCAATAATAACTATTTATGGATCTGGAGATATAGTTTTAAAAGTAAATGATCAAGAAGTAAGCCTTAAAGGCATAACAGAAAAAGCAATATTAAATTCAGTGATACAGGACTGCTATGATGATAACGGAAATAATTTAAATGGCAAAATGTCAGGGGAATTTTTAAGATTGAAGTTAGGTGAAAATATTATAGAGTGGAGTGGAAATGTTACTAAGATTGAGTTGTTACCAAACTGGCGGTGGTTATAATGATATGTATTTATGATAAGAAAACTACTAAAGGAAACTTTGATAATAATGGTCTTGGAGTCTTAAGTGAACTTATAAGCTGCTACATTACAGAAGAATTAAATGGTGATTATTCTTTAGAATTAGAATACTCAGCTAATTCTAAAAAAGCAAAGCATTTAGAAGAATGGAATATTATAAAAGCAGATAATCAGCTTTTCAGAATATATAAAGTAGAGAAAAACAGTGATGGTAAAAATATTATCAAGGTGTGGGCTAAGCATATATTTTATGATTTAGCTTATTATTTTATTGAGGATATGAAGGCTGAAAACTGCAGTGTGAAAACAGCACTGCAAAAATCTTTAGTAGGAGATTTAATAGTAATATACACAGTAGACAGTGATATTATAACTGCGAATTCAATTAGTATAATAGAAAAAAATCCTGTTGAAGCTATATTTTCAATAATAAATATTTGGGGAATAGGCGAGTTAAAGAGAGATAATTTTGATATTAAAATCTTGAATAGTATAGGGAAAGATGCTGGAGTTTTAATTGCACAAGGTAAAAACATATCAGGCTTAAAATTCAATTCAGATACTACAAGTGTTGTAACAAAATTATATCCAGTAGGAAAAAATGGGGTTAAGCTTACTGAAAAGTATATAAGTGTGCCTAATTGGAATAGTGAAAGTTATCCACCATTTCCTATTATAAAAAAGGTAGAATTTAAAGAAGCAGAAGATGAGGTCACTTTAAGAGCATTAGCTACAGAGTCAGCAAATGTAATAGGCTTAAGTAAAGTAAGCATTGATATAGATTTTATTGAACTTAGTAAAACAAAAGAATATGAAAACTATAAACATCTCCAAACAGTTAATGTTGGAGATTTTGTTATTGTTAGGCATAAGGATTTTAACATAGATGTTAAAGTACCAGTGCTTAAAATAAAGAAGGACATTTTAACTTGTGTAAATTCAAAAGTAGAGCTTGGGCAGCCAAAGAACAGTATATTAAGCCAATTAGATATGGTAGATATAAAAACATCAATAGATGAACTTGGAAATAAGGTATAGATACCCACAACGGAAATTTTATTTATGC